GCTAAGGATCTTTATGTCGGTGATGACGTGATGCTTTTGTCGGATGCTGCGGTTCTTAACTTCGGTGCTGACAAGGATGTGAGCTTGACTCACGTTGCTGACACTGGATTGCTGCTTAACAGCACGATGGCAATTCAGTTCAACGATGCAAGCCAGTATATTAAGGCTTCCAGCGCTGCTGACCTTGATCTCGCTGCTACCACCGATATTAACCTTGACTGTACTACAGTTGATGTTAATGCTGCTCTGGATGTGTCGGGCGAGGCTACGCTTGCTAGTGCCCTAACTGTTGCTGGTACAACGACGGTCATGAGCGTGGCAGCCGACGTGAGCCAGGCCTGGGAGGACATTCCATCCTTCATGATTCAGGGAACTGATGCTGGGGGGAATGTTACTAACTTCCGGCTCATGGTTTCTGGTGGTATTCTAAGAGCCGCACAGGGAACTTGATAATCTTAGATAACATAACTGGTTTTTTAAACAGGGGGCTTCGGCTCCCTGTTTTTTTATATCTATTTATAATATGTCCCGCATAAAACTCAAAAAGCTAACTCTTCAATATGCCTTTCTAAAATTAGAGAAAGAAGAAGTAGAAGAGGCTTGTTCCGGCCAAGAAAAAGAAATTCAAGAATATATGAGAAAGTATTACCCAGAATACTATGAAGTTTCTCCAGAGGCTGAGGAGAAGCCCAAACAAGAAGACGCTGAAAATAAAGCAGAGAAGACAGACAATAAAGAGGAAGATATACCCGAGGATTCTGAACCAGAAGATATAGAAGAGTTCGAAGAACGAGAGTCAATTCCAAAAAACAAGGATCTTAGGACTCTTTATCGTAAGATTGTATCAAAAACACATCCAGACAAAATAGGAGATGATAAATATGCTGAAGTATTTAATGCTGCGGCCAGAGCCTATGAAGAAGATAATCTTGCGAAGCTGTTAGAGATAGCCGGCACGCTCAATATAGAATTAGTGGAACTATCCCCAGAATCCGTCGCTCTCTTAGAAAATAACATAAAAATGTTAGTCAAAGAAGTACATAATATGAAGCAGTCTACAGCCTGGGCTTGGGCAAACGCCGAAACCGAGGAACAAAAACAAAAGATTATCAAGTTTTTAATGGATTCAAGGGGAATTAAAAAATGAACGAACAAAGTAAAAGACAAATAGCAGTTGTAGTTAATGACGATGATCTTCGCCCAATACTGAAGAATATCTTTATTCTTATTGTGAAAAGAAATAGCACTCTCAGAGAAGAAGCCCTTAAAGCGCTCGATAAGGAAATCAACGAAGGCGAACCATCAGATATTATAAAGGCTATGACAGGACTTACAGCCGTGGCGGCACAAATGGCTGTAGAGCTTCAGGACGTTGCTGCCCTAGTACACCAAATGAATGATCAAGTGGAAGAGGAAGAACTACTCTCCCCCGATGCAGAGGTCATTGAAGATTTGCCTAATCTGCCGGAAAACAGTCTCAGAATTAGTGACTGGAGTGAATAGGCGATCGTGCTCGCCACGAACCAACTCTAAAAAAGTATGATGATGTTCAAGTAGGGCAAAGATGAATATTTCAAAGCCTCCATCGAGCGCCAATTGATTGACTTCTCTCACGTCTGTGCCAACAATTGTTTGAGATATCTCGTCTGTCATTAGTATTATTACTTTTTGGTTCCCGCTTTCCCAGCCAAAGGGATACAGCCCGTTCATCGACCATTTTAGAGCGTCGATTGATGGTTCGACACCACCGTCAGGAAGCTGACGGATGGACTCAAGATATGGAAGAAAATCCACAGCGTCAACGAAGTTTGTGACCATCTCAGAATGACGGGTTAAAGCTGGCTCATATGCCCCAAGGGAATGTCTACCTATGACAGCCAGACCAAATCGAAAGTTGCTTGTCAAAGGGTCGTCTAAAAGAGGAGCAATGCCCTCTATCATTGATTCTATCTCGTCATCAAACGATCCGGAAATATCGATAATAAAGACAATATCCACTCCACGATTATCGAAGCCCTCATCAACTTCACCATCGCAGTCGTTGTCTAAATCATCACAACGCTCAGGTACAGGCAAAACCTGTCCATCACAAGGCCCGTCAAAACCACCCTCTTGGCAATATCTAACTCCTGCCCTGCATTCGCCAACAGCCATTGTGCCAGCCGGCCCATCATAACAAACAATGGCTGTTGTGTTGGCAACTCCTTCGTCAATTGTTCCGTTACAGTTATTGTCTAATCCGTCACACACTTCCTCTTGCGGGCCAACGTGCCCATCACAGAAAAGATCTGACTCTTCACATTTCATTACGCCAGGAGTGCAGACGCCCACACCATAATCTGCTCCTTCAACAAACCCGCACAGCATGTGTTGTTCTGGATATGTTTCGTCTACGGCTCCGTCGCAGTCATTATCTATTCCATCACATTCTTCGCTTGTTGGTGCAACTGCACCATGACACTCTCCCCAACCATTAAAAGTACATCTCCTGGTGCCATATGAACATTGTCCCGGAATAGTAGGGAGTTTAGCTGGGTTCATGTTGGCATATATTTCACCAAGATGATTGCACACCTGTTCTTGTCCCGGCGTACACTCTAGCGCAATTAACTCATCATCATCTAAACATGCAGAGCAGCTTGCGAGCAAGATCGCGGGCACCAAAAATAATAATAAACGTCTCACTTCATCGTATCCTCAGCGCAACTTTCAAAAGTCGAATATAATACCATGGTCATGACGGTACTATTGAATACACGAAATCGAATCTTCTTCAAGGGAAGATCTTCCATATTATACATCGCCGTCAAAACAATTGGAGGCGTATTATCTGATTGGGAAGGGGTTTTAAAAGCTAGAAGGAGTGAGTTCCCAGGGCCGTTTTGTAAGATCCCAGAAATATAGCCATCTTTTATTACTTCGGGTATTCCGATTTGAGCGGAAGACTTATCACCTGGGAAGGTGGTTATCCTATCGCTAATATGGATGACCCACTTGCAGTTATTGTTCTGCCCCGGCATATAAAATGTGGATTTTGCCGCAAATACAGTTTGATGTATATTGTTGGCTTTTGTTTGGTAATAAAGAGCCGCGGCGCAAGAGATAGCAAGTATCCCCAGAAGTATAACTCTTTTTGTAAGGAATTTAGTCAAGATACTCTCCTTACGGGAGAGGGCTTATCTCAACTACCTTTCCCTTGGGAGATAAAGTAATAAAAGGCATCTTCTTTATCTCTTTAATAAGTATCTCGTTGTTTGAGCTTTTTGTTTTCTTTTCTATCCAGACAAGAATTTGTGTTTTTTCTTTAATCTGTCCAATGTATGACCACTCACCCTCGACCTTTTGCCAAATTTGAGGAAAGTCAATACTTTGGCTTCCAAATATTAAAAGTCCGAACAACATAATGTTGTTTATCATATCTTGATCCAATCCTTTCGTGAAATTAATAACCAGATTTACTGTGGATAAATAGTATCCCTTCACTCTAGTTACTACGATATGAAGAAAAAAACACCTTTTTACGTCAAGTTTCTTACAATATGGTTACTTTGCCTGACAAGTTGTATGACCGGTTGTGCCACGATTAACTTTAGTCAAGAGAAAGAAGTAGGGTTGTTGCCGATGCACGCGTTTGTACAAATTCAACAATCTGTGGAGCTTGAAGGTTGTGGGCAAGATCCTGAAACTAAGGAAAGCAAATGCCAAAAAGCAATAATGCGTTATGTCTCTTCCGGTGCGTATGTTTTTCACAGTGAGGTATCTGAAGGTTTTTCTTACGCCTTAACGGCCGGTCACTCCTGCCAATCCAGTATTCCAAAGGTTCAAAACATCAACGGATACAAGGTGACGAATAATGGCTCAGTCTTTACGGCTGTAGGTTTAAATGGTTCACGACATGACGCAGAAGTAGTAAGTATTAATTCTCGCTTCGATCTTTGTTTGTTAAGAGTTTCAGATGTACTAGGGAACCCTCCTACTCTCAAAATAGCAAAAAAGGTACCTAGGCGAGGAGAGCTTGTTACAAATATGGCTGCACCTCATGGATTATTCTGGCCTGGGACAGTGCTACTGTTTAAAGGAATTTTCTCAGGGTATCACAGTAGGGGGTATTCTATTTATACAATCCCCACAAAACCCGGATCTAGCGGGTCTCCAATTTTAAATGATAAAAATGAACTTATAGGAGTTATTTTTGCTGGCTATTCTATCATCGAGAATGTTGGGCTATCTTCACCGCTTATAGCTATCAGAGTATTTCTTAAAAAGTCAATAGTTAAAGGGGAAATGGAACTTTTCGAAAAAAGTAGAAAGTCTTCTGGTACAGATAGACAAACTACAATAGAAAGAAGCTGGATGCAAAAGATGAAAACAAAACTTAGTGAAGTTTTCGGTCAGTAAAATACTTAAGTAACTATGGCTGAACAAAATTTTCAAAATATTCAAAGGGCGCTCGACCAAGCTCCTTCTGTCGTGGGTGCAGGGTCTGCAAGATTTCCCTTATCCGTTAGTCTGAGCGGCTCACCAGTACCCGTTGGGACAAGCGAGACTTTAATTCACACCTTCCCGGTTAATACTAATGCCATGGAAGAATTATATGTGTATGCCTACAATTATTCCACTTCGGATTACAATTTGTCAATGTCATTTGCTACTGATTCCTCAGATGCTTTCGTAATAAACAATATTATAACGCCGGTATCGTCTATGACTGGGCTTACTTTATGTTATCCAGGGATCCCCCACAAAAGCACAGACATATCTAGCCCTTTAAAAGTATTTGTCAAAACCAAAGATAACGCTTCGGCTATAAGTGTCCTCGGTTATGTGATCCGATACTACCCTGTTGATAACGGCGGTAATACCCAGGCAACGACCTACGGATATAGTACAGAATGAGAGATCCTATTCCGCGTAGGCTGCTGGGGCCGATCACAATTGTGATGGGCGGGGATCAAGTACCATCCGGTTCTAGTGGTGGAGGCGGTGGCGACGTAACAATCACAAACAATATCAACGGCTATATATTAAGGGCTACTGGTGATGCGAATAGGGTAGAGGGTATTCCACAACTTCAATATGATTCTAGCCGCGCTACCTTGACTGCCAGCGCTGGTATATACATTTCCGGTTCAAATGACCCAGGAGATAACTATTTATATCTACATGGAACTGATAGTACCGGCGCAAAAAAGCAGTTTAAGATTGAGATAAGCGGGTCTATGTTTAAAGTCATATCTCAAGCCTAGGAGAAAAAGATGTGGAATTCTATTACTAAAAGGTTCATTCTTAATGAGGATGTCAAAGTTGATCCACTTGCCTCTGTTCAGGCATTATACGATATAATTACGAATGTTAAAGTGTCAACTCAGAGGGACAACAAAAGAATACACGTAGCCAAAGAGCATGTAAGAAATATTAAAAGACAACTTCGAAGTCTTAACGAAAAAGTTTCGAAGCTTGAAGAAGAGCTTAGTCTACTAAACGAGGAAAAATAAATGGGCGGTGTTTATGGTAAGACCGGGCATATGTCTCATTTATATGACAATCCCGATTTAACATTCCAGGAAATGAAAGAAATTCTACAAGCCGCGGCCAACGCAGACTTAGATGTAGAAGAAAAGCTAGATGGGCAAAATCTATATTTATCTTACTCAATACCAGAGGGGAAAGCCAAAGCTTCTAGGAACCTTACGCATCTTCGTAACAAGGGTGTTGATGCAATGGGATTAGCTAATAAGTTTGCTGGGCGTGGTACACTGTATGATGCCTTTACAAATTCTTTTGATGCTTTCGAAAAAGCAGTAGAAACAATGAGCCCAGAAGCTAGAGAGAAGGTTTTTGGGCCAGATACGAACTTTTGGTACAATGCAGAAGTGATGGATCCGGATAATCCAAATATTATCAACTATGATTCTAAAACACTCAAAATACACGATAAAGGTCATTATCGATTTGACAGGAAAGCAAAGGACGGAAAAGGGGACAAGATTTTTGAGGATTTCACAGAGAGGTTAGAAATCTTAGATTCGCATCTTGATAGAATACAAAAAGCCCTAGAGAATCATGACTTTTCACTTATAAGAGACGCGGCTCTTCAATTAAAAAAGATGTCTGATGATGTTCCCTTGCGTACAGTCATTACTAAAATTAACTCTATTATCGGTAGAGAGGGACTAAATGATAACGATACTGTAGGTGATTATTTATACAAACGAGTTCACAGTGGGTTAGATACCGATCTCAATGATTTAAAAAAGGAAGAAATAACAAACTACTTGTTGAAGCTCCCAAGTAATGTGGGACTTAGGGCAATCAAAAAAGGACTATCTCCAGAAGATACGCAAGACCTAAATGCTATTATAGCATCAAAATCCAATATACTTCAACAAGCGATTCAGCCAGTTGAAAATGTGATTCATGATTTTACTGTAGAGTTGCTAAAAGGAATGGAAAGCCGGTTTATTCTTGATAACGATAAGGAAACCGAAAGACTTCAAAATAACTTAGCAAACGCAGTAAACGCCCTTACGGCAACAGGTTCAGAAGATCCTGCCGCCATAGAGATAATGCAAAGGCACCTAAACAAGATTAAGGACTTTGTGAATATCTCTACCCCTATTGAGGGAGTTGTTTTTGATTATAACGGGCACACTTACAAATTCACCGGTAATTTCGCCCCTCTTAACCAGATTTTAGGAATGGTTGACCCTACAAAATATAGCCGCGGCCCACAAAACCCCGAAACAAATAATGAGTCCTTAATCTTTTCTAAAAATATTATAAAAGAAGAGGAAGAGAAAATAGCTTCTGAGCCAAGCAAGGCTGAGCGTTTTGTCTTGTCTTTGCCCAAGTTCACGCCTACTGAGGCCTGGGGTGATCCTCACTCCATGGAAAGACAACAGATACAGAGAATATTTGATACTGTTGGTGGCGGAGCGACCATCTCTGAAAAATTACAATTTCTAAACGACACAATCCAGAACCCTCGGGGAGGGATTAGGTCTCCTAGGCGTATTATTAGTATGTTAATAATTTTAGAATCCTTAAAGGCGGTAATCGAGTCATTTCAGGATGCGCCGGCAGGTTTTGTTTTTGAGGGATTTATGGCCGCTTTACTTCGCGGAAAACAAGTAGCATCCAGAACAGAGAAAGGCAATCTTCCTATTCAGGATTTGATAGCATTCTCAGAACTAGGGAATGGCAGAGATGTGCCGGTCAGTCTTAAATTATTAAAAGGCTTGGCACCTGGCAAAACAGGGAAAATAACTAATATTGAAGGAAGTTATACCAATTTAGTTGAGGCGATGGACGAATTTGGGCAAATGGTTTATATTGTTGGGCGCAAGGACGGGAAACACATTGTTTTAGAGAAGTTTACGCTCACCCAAGATAACTTCCTGAGGGCTCTAGTTACGGGCTTCAAAGGCGAACTAGTAAAAGAGGCTAGTTTATTCCAACTTCCAGGGAAAACAAATGAAGAATCTATAGAATTTCTGGAAAGTATAAAAGACTGGCCAACTAAATATGAATATTTACAAACAACTGCCGGGTACGACCCAAGAGAGAGAGCTAGAAAGTTATCTAAAAAAGAAAAAGAAGAGAAAGTAACTATTTCGGATGAAGTTCCGGATGGAGAAAATATAGAAGCAGAAACTACAGAAGAACTCCCAGGAAATCGTAAAACAATAAACTACTCTGTTGAGGAAAACAGAAGATTATGCAGCGAATCCTTGCTCTTAGAATCATCTCAAACACAGTGGTCTATTAGTCCAGCACAGCTACGGAATATCGCCACCTCAGTTGATTATGAAAAATTGGGTTCTTTGCCTTATGATAGTCGTCACATCACAGGAGTAGCCGAAAAGTATATGAAGTATTTGTCTGACAATTTGTTGAACGTATTTGAAGCAACTAAAGAACTGTCGGAAAATATAACACAGTATTTTACCTTTAGACGTCGTAGCAAGGCTATTAGTTCTGGAGAGGAAGCTATTCAGAATTCTGACACGATTGGGCAAGAAATGACCCAACAAATATCACAAGACCAAGGACTTGGGGAAACATTGGTCAAAGAAGCGGCCTATACTCCAGGGTTAACTAATTCTGGCGACCAAAGCGGGAAAAGAATAGCCCTCTTCCCAGGCAAGTTTAAACCACCTCACCGAGGACATTATGAATTTGCAAAAAAAGTAGCCAAAAGAAAAGATGTAGATGAGTTGGTCATATTAATTTCACCCTCTTCCAAACCTGAGGTTAATCCTCAGCAATCTCTAAGTATTTGGAATAAGTTTTTAGATTCTCCTGACGCTCCCGATAATATTCAAGTCGAAATCGCAGACTACCGTAGTCCAATTACTTCAGTCTACGAATATGTAGCTGATCCCGTCAAGGCTCGCTCTGGAGATACTATCATGCTTATTAAGAGTAGTAAAGATTTTGGAGACACGCGCTTTGAGGGCGCTCAATCTTATGCTGAAAGAAATAATCCCGGAGTAAGTGTCGAACTAATAGAAGAAGACCCAGTGAGCCGTCCAGATGGAACCCCTTACAATGGTGAAGATGCTAGAGAAGCTATAGCCATGAATGACGCTGTCCTTTTCAATACTTTTGTACCAAAAGTTATCGATTCAGATGAAATATGGAATATTTTTCATCCAAACGAATCATATAACGAGCACGTAGACTTTATGATAGACGAGATCTCGGCGATGGGATCCGGAGCCGTTTCTGGCGGTGGTTCTGGCTTCGGTCCACCCAATACCTATAACCCCTATACTCCCGGTAAAGTAAAAAAACCTAAAGTTAAGCGGGCAAAACGACAAAGGCGGAAGTAATTATAATACTATGAAAAATATAGATAGACAACAAATGATAGCCGAACAAGTAATTCGCGAACACGTTCGTAAAAGAATTAAAAATAAGATCCTAGAACAAAGACAGAATGAAGGTAAGCTTCGAAAAGTAATTCGTCGGATGATACTTGAAACGGAAACAGGCACAGAAGAGCCAAATAGCTTTACTGGAATAAATGTGCTAGCTGATTTATTAAAAAGCATCGTACCTGTCCTGGGAGATGGTTACAAAATGCTTACTACTTCAGAAGCGCAGAGGCAGTCATTTAGGACTCATATAATCCACGCTGTTAAGAATACTTTACGTCCGATTGAAGTTAATAAAGACGCAGAAGACGTCAAAGAACGCTTTGAGTATGAAATTGATGCCGATATCCTTTTAGAAAAAGTAGCTATGGTTGTTGATGATGAGGCCGCCGAATCCGTCGAGGGTGAGTTCATCGATATCGAGGACTCCGCACCAGTAGAAGATGAGTTTGTAAGAGTTAACGATCAAAATGAAACAGGTCGCAACTTTGCTGCGGAAACATTTAAAAAAATAGAAAAACAAATAGTAGACGCCTATGACCTATTGGCGGATGATGAAGACCGTAATATGTTTTATGAGTACCTGCTTACGAATCTTCTCCTCTATTTTGATAAGTTTGAAGATGAGTTGGCCAATGAGCTTCCAGATGTTTCTACCAAGGAATATGAAGAAGAGAAGCATGACACTGCATCTGCCGGCAGCGAATTCGCACCCGACGCCCCAGCCGGCGAAGCAGATCTCGGCTTAGAACTTTAAAAATAAAACTTAACACTTTCTCAGGGCTCGTTATAATAGCTGCAAGCTGTTTAACAACTAATCTAAACTATTCTTTACTTCTTACTACTTTATTCTAACTATAACAGCTTAAAACTCTGCTAGCATATAAGTAAGAATAAATAAGTTGACAACTCTAGCGTATTGCTATATAGTACTATAGTAATGGGGGTAACCGGTATCGATTGACGGGGAAGTAGAAAAGGTGCAAGGGTGAGGGAAGCGTGGCTCACTAAAAACGCTTAAACTTTTAATCGCAAACGACGATTTTAACATGGAGATGGCAGCTTAAAAACCTGACCTCTCTTGAGGCGACGGCAGCCGATAAACAGAAAGCCGTATTTGAGAACCTTAAGGCTTTTGATTATCTCAGCCACAATAAGATGATCTAGTCAAGCGGGCTGTCCGACGAAAAAAACAGGCCTAACCTTGTGAATGACCTTTCTGTGAAACTGGACAAGACGGGAGTTCGATTCTCCCTACCTCCACCAGCCGCCCTCGGGCGGCTTTTTTTTTGTGGGGAATCTATTTATTATATGCCTTTAAGATTGGTGGTAAATTGACAAAAACTCTTATACTTGATACTAATGTTTATTTAACAGACGCACAGTCTCTTTTTTCTTTTGGGAGAAGTAACGTTGCAGTTCCAACTATTGTACTAGATGAGATTGACCGGCACAAACACCGACAAGATACAGCAGGCTTAAATGCCAGGACAATGAATCGAGTGTTAGATAAGCTTCGCTCAAAAGGAAGTTTATTACATGGCGTTCCACTTGGCAGCGGAAAAGGTAAAGTCTTTGCCGCACAATATGATCCAAGATATATGCCCGCCGGCATGGATCAAGAAGACTCCGATAACAAAATAATTGCTGTTGCTCTTCGACTGAGAATAGAGGGCCACGATATCGCCGTGATCTCTCGTGATCTTAATATGCGAGTTAAATGTGACTCGTTCGGGATAGAGTGCTATGATTATCAGCCTCAACAAGCAGTAAAATCTGTAGAAAACCTATATGACGGCTCTTCGGAGATTGTTGTACCTGATGAGTTGGTGGAGAATTTCTACAACGATATAGAAGTCTTTCTGCCAGACCAGAAATCAAAATTGTTCCCAAATCACTATTTGGTGCTTAAATCAGAGAAAGATCCAAAGAAGACAGCGCTTTGTCGATTCAAAAACTACGAAACACCTCTGCAAAAGATTTATACTTATCGAGACATCTGGGGACTTTCGGCGAAAAACAAAGAACAGAAATACGCCATGGATCTCCTTTTTGACAAAGACATTCAGATAATATCCTTGACAGGACAGGCAGGAACTGGTAAAACACTTATAGCAGCAGCTTGCGGACTAGAACAGGTCTTACATAATACAAAAGCTAACGGCGGGTACGATAAATTGATAATCACAAGGCCAGTACAGCCCATGGGTCGAGATATTGGGTTTTTGCCCGGCACTCTAGAGGAGAAGATGTTGCCCTGGATAGCTCCTATACGTGATAATTTAGAATATCTTTTTGGGGACAAGACGGCACTTCAGATGCACATGGAACAAGGAATTGTAGAGATTGAGGCCATGACATATATTCGAGGCAGGTCGATCTCAAACGCCTTTATGATAGTTGACGAGGCACAAAACTTAACAACTCACGAATTAAAGACTATAATAACTAGAGTGGGGCATGGTACTAAATTAGTCCTGACAGGCGATATTCAACAGATTGATAATTCATATGTTGATGCTGTCTCGAATGGGTTGACTCACGCTGTAGAGAAATTTAAGGAATATAGCATTTCTGGGCATGTGACGCTATACAAGGGAGAGAGATCAAAATTGGCAACTTTAGCGGCTGAAATCCTGTGATAACTTATATTACTGAAAAAGTAGAAAATACTACTCGATATTTTAAATTTGGAAGCATTGAGGTTGAAGAGTTGGAACCTCCACCAGAGAACGTTAGCCTAGATGCAGTATTTAAGGCTGTCGAGAATCATTTTCCATCACACTATTTCACAGGCTTGAAAAGTGTTAAAATTGGCAATTTTATTGACCTTCGGGACAAGAATTTCACTGCCCTTTACGACGATGGAATATTCTATATTAATCACGACCAAGCTGATTCTAAAAGCATTCTAGATGATGTAGTTCATGAGTTTGCTCATCATTTAGAAGCAGTATACACAGATTTGATCTATGGAGATAAGTCAATTGTTCGCGAATTCATTGGAAAAAGGACTAGCCTAAAATTTGAACTTCATAGCGAAGGGTACTGGTTGAAGGATTATAATTTCGATAATCTAAGGTATGACGAAAAATTTGATGAGTTCCTATACAAGCGTCTCGGGAAGTCAATGCTCCGGATGGTCACGACGGGATTATTCATAAGACCTTATGCGTCGGTCTCTTTAAGGGAGTATTTTGCTACTGGATTTGAAGCTTACTATTTAGGGAAGCGCGACACCCTAGAAAAAATTAGCCCAATGCTATATGATAAGATTAATGAACTTCATCATCAGAGAAATTTTTAAGAAAGCAGGTTACAATTGGCAGGTAAACACATCTCTTATTCTGAGTGGCGGAACTGGCATGTTTGCCCTCACTACCATAAACTCACTTACATTGATAAAGTAACTCAGTTCCAGGGCAATATTTTTACAGCCTTTGGCAAAGCTCTTCACACTGTTTGTGAGTTTACTTTGACTTCCCCCGAAAAGTACAGGGAAGCCGGCGCTATTGAGGCGCTAGTTAAAGAGCAGTTCTTGAAAGAATTGAAGGCTCTGCCCGAGAGTGAGCAGCAAAGAGCTAAACGTGATTTCAAACTCAAAGAGTGGCTTGTAAGTGGAATAGAAATCATTCCTGACCTTTACCGTTGCCTGACCGACAAGTTTGGCAAGCTGGGAGAGGACTGGGAAGTGCTCCGAGCAGAAGAGCAACTCTATGTGCCCATCACCGAATTCACGGAAGCAGAAAAAAACTTCAAAGGCTTTATCGACCTTGTGGTTTATTCCAAAAAGGATGAAAAGGTTCACCTGATTGATTGGAAGACCTGCTCGTGGGGATGGAAGCGTGAAAAGAAGAGCGACAAAATCCTCGCTTACCAGCTTGTCTTCTATAAGCATTTTTATGCTCAGAAATATGAAGTAGACCCAAAAGATGTGGATTGTCACTTCGTTTTGCTGAAGCGGACAGCCAAGGCCGGAAAGAAGGCAGAGTTTGTGCGTGTAACGGCAGCTAAAAAAAGAACAACTGACGCCCTTAACGCCTTGACAAAAGCATTGCATAATATCAATAAACAGAACTATATTAAGAACCGGGCAGCTTGTACAAATTGTAAAGACCGCTTTGGAACTTGTGAGTTTTACCAAACGGAACATTGTCCATAGGAGGATATTCTTTTGACAGAGAAAAAGAAGATAAAAATATTAACACTGAGCGACCACCCCTTGTTGCCTTCTGGTGTCGGCACTCAGACAAAATATATAATACAAGCATTATTGGATAGTGGAAAATTCTCTGTCCTTTCTCTAGGTGCAGCCGTAAAACATAAAGATTATACTCCTGTACGTGTCCAGGGCTATGAGGAAGATTGGCAAATCATCCCAGTTGATGGTTATGGTACACAAGAGCAAATTAGAGCACTCTTGGCACAATATGAACCAGATATACTTTATTTCATGACCGACCCTAGATTCTATCATTGGCTATGGGGAATGGAACATGAAATCAGACATGCTGTTCCTATGATTTATTACCATGTATGGGATAATAGGCCTTATCCGGTTTACAACAAATCTTTCTATGATTCTAACGATATGATCGCCACTATTTCGAAGGTGACGAGTGATATTGTCCAGACAGTCTCCCCAGATGTTAAAGAGCAGTATATTCCTCATGCTGTTGACACAACTATTTTTCGCCCAGCCGAAACGCCGGAAGAAATTAAAAAGTGTGTAGAAATAAGAGATGCTGTCCCTCATATGAATGAGGATAAGTTTATAGTATTTTGGAATAACCGAAACGCCCGCCGCAAACAGAGTGGCACGTTACTGTTCTGGTGGAAAACCTTCTTGGATAAAGTAGGACATGATAAGGCTACCTTAATTATGCATACTGATATCCGAGATGAACATGGGCAGCCTTTGGACTATATCCTAGAACATTTGGGACTAAACAAAGGACAGGTTGTATTTTCTGTTCAGAAGATGCCGGCTGAAGAATTGTGTAACTTCTACAGATGGGCAGATTGTACGGTAAACATTGCTGACGCAGAAGGGTTTGGATTGGCAACTCTAGAGTCTCTTGCTTGTGCAACTCCAATCATCGTGTCAATGACTGGTGGCTTACAGGAGCAAGTAACAGACGGAGAAGAGTGGTTTGGCGTCGGACTTGAGCCAACTTCTAAGTCACTAATAGGTTCTCTAAACGTGCCATTTATTTATGAGGATAGGGTCAGCGAAGAGTCTTTTGTCAATGCTTTGGAAAAGATATACAACATGACGCCCGAAGATCGAACAGCCCTAGGACAAAAAGGTCGGGAACATGTAATGAAGAATTATAATTTCGAAAACTTCAAAGAAACTTGGGTTAGAACAATGTTAGAACTCCATGAAAGTTGTGGATCTTGGGAGAATAGAAAAAATTATCAATCTTGGGAGTTAAACACAGTATGAGCAACAAGGTTAAAAAAGTATTATTAGTCGGCCCAATCCTGTCGAATAGTGGGTATGGTGAGCATGCCAGGTGTGTTTTGCGTTCTCTTATCAGGAACATAGAGAAGTTTGATATTTATATAGCACCAACATCCTGGGGCGCAACGTCTACAGACACCAGGGACACACCCGAAAACAAATTCATCATTAATTGCATCAAGAGGACACAACAGTATAAGGAAGGTAAATATGACATTTCCCTCCAGGTTGCTCTTCCTAATGAGTGGAAGAAAATAGCTCCAATAAATATAGGCATCACAGCGGCGGTTGAAACAGATAGGTGTAACCCAGAATGGATCCGCAATTGTAATGAGATGGATAAGGTTATTACGATATCTGAGCATGCTAGTACATCCCTCACTAAGCACGCTTACCCACTACAGGATAAACAAGGGAACCATGTTGGAACCCTTAGTTGTGAGAATAATCCCAAGGTGATAGGGTACCCAGTCAAGGAATATATTCCTGATGATTTCTCTAAAAATTTAAATATCTCAGAGAAATGTTTCTTATCTGTTGCTCAGTTCGCTCCACGAAAAAATGTTGAGGCTCTTATCCGATCTTTTGTGGAAGAATTTAAGGAAGAAGAAGTTGGACTAGTGTTAAAGGCAAATATGGTAACAGACTCAATTATTGACCGTCGAAACACCAGCCAACTAATTGGGCAAATGCTTAAAGCGATAGACCCAAAGGATAAACGCAAATGTAAGATTCATCTATTACACGGACGCCTAACCGAGGCCGAGCTTCATTCATTGTATAGCGATCCTAGAATATTCGGATATGTAACGACTACTCATGGAGAGGGTTTTGGACTCCCGGTATTTGAAGCAGTATATTCAGGGCTTCCGGTAATAGCACCAACTTGGTCTGGGTATTTGGATTTTTTAAAGGCCCCGGTAGTAAACGAGACATCCGGAAAGGTAAGGTCAAAAAACCTATTCCTTAAAACTCGTTTTGAGCTAAAGCCGGTAGATCCCCGTGCAATTATGCAAGGAATTATCATAGAAGGGTCACAATGGGCATATATCGATGAAAAGCATTTTAAGAAAAATATGAGATCGTTATTAGAATCTCCTACATCTTATAGAAATGATGCAAAGATATTACAAGAACACATAAGAAATAAGTTTTCGGAAGAAAAAATATACTCTAAATTCTTAAATGAGATATTGGATTCCCTTGGCAGCCATCCCGATTTAGCTCCGAAACCGGGGTTAGACGAGGATGACTTTGCTTTATTTAAGACACAAAATCTCTGATGAAGAAAAAATTAATCCTTCAACCCGGCAAAATGGGGGATATAGTTATCACCACTCCGATCGCACAATATTATGCGGATCAAGGATACGAGGTAGTGTGGCCCGTATTTGATAACTATATAGATTATTTTAAACAGTTCCCAGACATCAAGACATTCTCCTTGGGGGTGTCGATGAATCCTTATGTTTATTACACAAATACACGCATCGATGCAAATAACCCAGATGTGTTTATAATGGCGGGGGTTGAATTCTTTCGAAAGTTGGCGGCGTGGTTGACCAAGCAACCCGACCAAGAAGAATACGAGGTTTTAGATTTTTGTTTTACATTTCCAGGACATCGTAATGACATAAATAATCAAATGACCCAGATTTTCTCAAAAAGAAATAGAAACTGGATTGACTTAAAATATTTTCTCGCCAATGTTCCTCTGCAAGAGAGGTGGAATTATAGCTGGACCCGCGACTTAGAAAAAGAACAGAAGCTCTATAATTTTATCACTTCTTACGCTAAAGAAAAGTATGGATCCGAAAAATATTCCATAGTACACCAGTATAAGAATGGAAAAAAACTCCCAGAAGTGGAAGTATCCAATCCAATCAATTTCTCTTATATTAAAGGTTACGAAATATATGACTGGACGATGGTGTTAGAAAATGCCCAAGCTATTATGTGTGTAGATTCGTGCTTGGCTAATTATGTGGAAGTTATACCATCTCTGAAAAAGGTAACTAAACATTACCTTGGAAGCGAAGAGCCTCACTTCCACCCCTACATGAGAAACATCTTAATTAACAACTGGATAAACCACTCGGAGTCTGATGTGGCGTATAACGAATTTTCTCTGGACTAAGAAGTGTTAACAGGATTCACTAACGGATGTTTTGACATTATACATGTTGGCCACCTAAGATTAATAAGTTCTCTTACTGAGAGAGTAGATCATCTAGTGGTTGGTATCGATAGTGATCGAATGGTGAGATCTTCCAAGGGTAATGACCGACCCTATAATAACCAAGAGGATAGAAAATTTTTCCTTGAGAATATTAAAGGCGTGGCGGAAGTTTTTATCTTTGATTCTCACGACGAATTAAGATCCCGGTTAGAGAACTTAAACCCGGATCATATGGTGGTAGGGTCAGATTACAGACACAAAGAGGTGATCGGATCAGAACACGCAAAAACTTTATCTTTTTTTGAGGTTATAGATGGATATTCAAGCACTGAAATCTTACAATATACTTCTTCTGGGTGATAGTTGCACAGACATGTATCATTATGGGGTGTGTGAGCGTCTGAGTCAAGAAGCGCCAGTTCCCGTCTTTAAGTTGATTTCGACGGAACACAAACCCGGCATGGCATCAAATGTAGAAAAAAATATTCTGGCATTCAACAATAAGGTAACTCTAGTATCTAATGACCCTTCTTTAATAACAAAAGAGAGGTTCATCGATAATAAATTCAACCAGCAACTTTTGAGAATAGATAAAGGCGAGGGAGCTTCACTCCAGCCATTATCCAAAATCCCTAACAACATAGAAGACTATGACTGTGTAATTATCTCTGATTATAATAAGGGGTTTCTTAGGCACGAAGAGTGCTTAAAGATATCTTCTCTGTGTGCGCGACATAAAATCCCTTTCTTTGTTGATAGTAAAAAGCAAGATTTATCATGTTTTGAGGGTGCTATTTTGAAGATAAATAAAAAAGAAGCTGAACAGGTGGTAAAATATCCTATAAACTATGATATAATTATTACATTGGGTGGCTCTGGTGCCCAATGGTTGGACAACTGTATACCTTCGATCGCGACTGAAGTGTTTGATGTTTGCGGCGCAGGAGATACTTTTTTTGCATCTTTGGTAGAGGAATTTTTGAATACAAAAGATATGATAAAATCTATACAATATGCCAACCGGTGCGCGTCCATAACTGTATCAAAAATTGGAGCCCACGCTCTGACTGCCGAAGAGGTCTGTGAAGTAAATGAAATTAAAGTCTAAAATCGCATCTGCAAGTTCAATCGAGGAAAAGATCCTCTGCCTACAGGACTCCTATAAGGGGAGAGATTGTTATATCTTGACTTGCGGTCAATCATTGAACGAGTATTCTAAAAAGGAACTTGATGATCTTTTGGCAGACGAATTAGTCCTCAGTGTGAAACAGGCATACAACCGGCACCCCGAGATTAGTGATTTTCACTTTTTTAATTGTTGTAATCTTCCTGTAGGAGAGGATAAATTCATACATTACGACTATAAAGATTCCGATACTATTTCTATAACTTCTAGTAATTATTCTCCCGCTCTTCGGTGGTCTCCGTATCAAGAACATGATATTTTCCTAAAAGTCCCGATCCGAACGGAGAAAAACAATGAGTTTATTTGCCGCACTAAGAACTTTGATAAGTTTCTCCTAAGCAACGGACACCAAAGACCATCAGGGCCAGGGATCATGCTAGAGACAGTCATATATACAGCAGTTCATCTTGGGGTAAAGAACATATATGCCCTTGGTTGGGACTTGAGCGCCAAGAACATCACCAAGGTTGACGAATATAACCACTTTTTTGGTTCAACATTGGATTTGTTGAACCGGGGAGACATGTTAGATTGGGAGATAGGGGAAACAAGATCCGCATCAAAAGAGTTGTATTATTGGCTACAGTCCAAGGGAATATCTTTACATCTTGTTTCATCTCAAAGTTCTCTATATGAAAACATACCCCGTGTTAGATTAGAGGATATCCAACAATGAAGAAGCCTGATACCTCATTAGTTAATTTTGTCCCAAAGGGGTGGGGATTCGAAAAATGGATCGCCAACTCAGAAGAATATTGTGGAAAGCTTCTATATTTCGTAAAAGGAAAACAATGCTCTTGGCACTATCACAAGCTTAAAGATGAGGTCTTTTATGTACAATCTGGACGAGTTCTAGTAAAATATGGTGAGTCCGATGATATTAAAGAGTCCAACGAGCTTATTTTATCAAAGGGTGAGAGGTTCCACGTAACACGAGGACTTCGCCATCGTATTATTGCTCTTGAGGATACTGAGTTATATGAATTTTCAACACAGCATTTTGATAGTGATAGCTATCGCCTAGCGAAAGGAGATTGATTATTAACTATACAATTCTCTGTGGCATAGTGTATACTGTTCCTGAGAGAAAATTATTTACCTCAATGTAACAATGTAAGGATGTACAATGTCAGATACTAATGCTTTTATTATTGCAGAAGTGGGGATCAACCACAACGGAGATATAAAAATAGCAAAAAAGCTTATTGATATCGCCCATAGTTCCGGCTGTGACGCAGTAAAGTTTCAAAAAAGAACTATCAATACCGTTTATTCCGAGGATGTCCTTGACTGTCCCCGAGAGAGCCCCTGGGGAACCACCCAGAGACAACAAAAAGAGGGATTAGAATTCGGGAAGGAAGAATATGACATAATTGATGAGCACTGTAGAGAATTGGGGATCAAGTGGACATCCTCTGCTTGGGATATTGAAAGCCTATATTTTATTAATAATTACAATGTCCCGTTTCATAAAGTCGCTTCTGCTATGTTAACTCATGCAGAGTTTCTTAATGAAGTAGCTAAGTGCAGGAAACATACTTATATTTCCACAGGACTATCAACAATGGAACATGTCGATGCTGCGGTAGAAATATTTAAAAATAATGACTGCCCCTTTACTCTTCTGCATTGTGTGTCAACTTACCCGACAAAAGAAGAAGATAGTAATCTTTTGACTATAAAATCTTTAGAGGAAAAGTATGGCTGTGGTGTCGGATATAGTGGACATGAATCTGGCGGACTACCTACCCTTGTGGCCGCGGCATTAGGAGCACCAGTTATTGAGAGGCACATAACCTTAGATAAGGAAATGTATGGATCGGATCAGTCAGCTTCTTTGAATCCAAAAGAATTAAAAGAGTTGGTTTCCACTATTAGACAAGTTCAGAAAATTCTCGGGAACGGAAAAAAATCTTTACTCGACGATGAGATTCCAATTGCCAATAAATTAAGGTACTGGGAATAGAAGAAAAGGTGAAAGTATTAATAACAGGTGCTACTGGGGGACTAGGGAGAGAGCTAGCATCTCAGTATGCTATGGCAGGACATGATTTATGTTTGGTAGCAAGGGACAAGTATAAACTAAACGATATTAATTCTAAACTATCAAGCCAATGTAAAATATCGATTATGACGATCGCTGCCAACCTACAAGACCCAGAGGAATTAAATAAAGTAGTGTCTCAGGCTTCTTCCTGGGACGATGGTATAGATATCCTGATTAACTGCGCAGCTTTATTTAATGTAGAATCGATTACAGAAGTAGGTATAGATGATTTTGACTCTTGTTTTAACTTAAATGTTCGAGCACCATATTTTTTGTCAATATCTCTACAAAAAAAAGGTAATCTAAAGCAAATAATAAATATAGGATCATCTTCTGCTTACGCAGGGTTCAAAGATACCACCCTCTATTGTGCATCTAAGCATGCCCTCCTTGGACTTTCCAGATCATTATTTGAGGAATATAGAGACACTGGTACAAGAGTTTTCTTCATTGCTCCAGGGTCGATTCAGACACCCATGGGGGAAAAAGTACCCAATCAGGACTATTCTACATTTATCGATCCAAAAGAATTGGCCGAATACATTTATTCTACTACGAATAGAGACAGTAATATGATTATTCAAGAAGTGCGAGTCAATCGATACAATGTCCAATGATTATATGCAACTAAGACTGTTAGACGGAAAAAGAGTTCTAGTTACTGGCGCAGCAGGCGGATTAGGTTCGGTGATCTGTGAGTATTTAGCTAAATTTGGAGCTATTGTATTTCTGACTGATAGCGATAGAAGCAAGTTGCAGAAAACATACGAGTCTTTAAAAAAGAAAGAACACGATTGTTATATGAAATGCGCCGACCTGACAAATGATGAGCAGATTGGTGAATTAATAGAATCGCTATATATACACACTTCCCAACTTGACGGAATTGTAAATTGTGCTGGGGTGACATTCCCCCAGAATACAGAGGTATATTCAGATAACATGTGGGAGAAGACGTTAAAAATAAATTTAACTGCTCCCTATAAGATATGCAAAAATATTGTGCCCCTAATGAAAGACCATGGTGGGTCAATTATTAATATTACAAGTTTAAATTCTGAACTAGCTTTCCCCAACAACCCTGCTTATGTTGCCAGCAAGGGAGGTTTGAAACAATTAACTAAATCTTTAGCCATTGATTTGGGGAAGTATAATATCCGGGCAAACAACATAGGGCCAGGTTACATGAAGACAGAGATGACAAAAAGAAGCTGGTCTAACGAGAAAATATATAATGAAAGAAAAAATAAGACGGCCTTGGGTCGGTGGGGAAAGCCCGAAGATATTGCTGGCACGGTAGTATTCCTTTGTTCTAACCTATCTGAATATATCACTGGACAAGATATTTATGTTGACGGCGGATGGCTGTCGAAAGGACTATAGAATGAAGAAAGACTTAAATGATATCTGCTTAATTATACAAGCCAGGCTTTCATCTGAGCGACTTCCAAAAAAAATGCTCTTGCCATTTTCTGATACAAACATTATGGACATCGCCCTAGAAAAAATAACCCATATCAAAGCTATAGACTGGAAAAAGTCTTTTTATTTGTCGGCGTATGAGCCAGAATTGAAAAATGTTGCAGAAAAGTACGGACTACAGGTTTTTCACAGAAGCAGAGAATCTGCGTTCTCAGAGGGAAATCCTATGGGAGAAATGTATGAATGGCATGATAAACTAGGTTTTAAATATTGTATTCTTATTAATGCCTGCGCCCCATTTCTAAAGCCAGAGACAATTGATTCATTTATAAATTCATTTGCCAATAGCGAATCAGAGGGAATGTTTGGCGTAATGAAGAAGAAGAATTATTTTTGGAACAAGGGCGGAGAATTAGTAACTCCATGGCCTGCCGGGCAAGACTGTCTAAACACGAAAGAAGTAGAAGAGACCTTAGAAGCTGCCCATTGTTTATATGCCGGGAGACTAGATACTATTAAAGATGGGGTATGGATGGGAGACTTTAATAGTCCAGGTGACATTGAACTTTTCCCAATGGAAGAATTTGAGTGCCTTGATATAGATTATCCTTGGGAATTTAAAATGTGTGAATCCATATATCTTTCAAATCAGAGGGAGAAACCAAAGTGAAAAAAACGTATATTATAGCAGAAATTGGGATTAATCATAACGGTGATTTAGACATAGCAAAAAAATTAATAGATATTGCTTCCGTATCCGGCTGCGATGCAGTTAAGTTCCAGAAGAGAAACCCAGATGCCTGCGTCCCAGAGCACCAAAAAGGAGTAATGAAGTCTACTCCATGGGGCGAGATGACATATTTGGAATATAAATATAAAGTAGAATTTGAAAAAGAAGAGTATGACGAAATTGATCGGTATTGCAAGGAAAGAAATATTGAATGGTCAGCTTCTCCGTGGGATTTAGATAGTTTAAACTTTCTTATGCAATATGATATACCGTTTATAAAGATCCCCTCGGCAATGATTACTAACGAATCCCTAATGAAGGCTTCTGCAAAAACAGGGAAGAAGATAATTATTTCAACAGGGATGAGTACGGAAGAGGAGATCGACCAGGCCGTAGCCTGGACAAAGAACAACGATTTGGGTATTTTGCATTGCAATTCAACATATCCAGCCCCGTTAGAAGATCTTAATTTATCCTATATCAAGGAGCTTAAGAGAAAATATCCAGATCATGAAGTGGGATATAGCGGACATGAATTTCGATTAGGAACGACTGTTGCTTCAGTATACCTAGGGGCATCTATCGTGGAGAGGCATATTACCCTTGACCGCCAAATGTGGGGATCTGATCACCTAGGATCGGTAGAGCCCCAAGGATTAATAAAGCTTGTTAACGGAATCCGAGAGCTTGAGTTGTCTTATGGTGATGGCATTAAAGAGATAACCCCAGGTGAGAAGGTAATTCGAAAAAAATTAAGAAATAACCAATGAATATTGACCTAAACACTGTCTGGAATAACTGTACATTAGTGTATAATCCCGCGAGCCCTGATAAAAGTTCGCCCGAAGAGTTATTGCTAAGGGGATCATACGCATGGGCTTCGTTTCTACAAAAAATTAGAATGAATAACGGCGTAATCTCTAATAATGTTTGGTATGATGCGGTTAAAGATGTATGTTTTGGCGCAGATCTTACTTGGTTAAACGAGAACCCACATAAGTCTTCTTTTATATGCAGTAGAGAATCTTTTTTAGATTCGGACAGATATGGAAAAAACTGTTTCACAAGACCATCGGGAAGAGAGCCGGCTAATTTACCACCATCTCATTGGCTCTACCGTGATATCATTACAGATATAAAGCGCCCTTCGGAAAACTCTGTATCCAGAGTGCTGGTTATTGGCGCTGGACCATCTACTAAGGAAAATATTGATAAAATCAATTTTGAAGAATACGACAAGATTATATCTTGTAACCATTTTTTTATCTCTGATATATTAGGGGAAAATAAAAACAAGGTTGATTATGCTATCTTGGGAAGAGAGGTGGATTTATCTAGAAACAATAAGGACTTGCATAATTTTTTAAAGAATAGTGATACAAAGATTGTGTTTGAGACAGTAAACGATGGCTCGATGGAAAGAGACATTGCGACCCAGAGTGAATTTGTTAAAGAATATGCATCGCGAGTTAACTATGTTAATTTTAGGTATAGGAGTAAGCTCGGATCTGCCCCGCGCTTGGTTATTTTGGCTTCGTACCTGCAACCGAGTTCAATTGATATTGTCGGGATGGATGGAAAATCAGAGAATACAAAATTAGGAGACCTTCATAATCACGCATTCCAGAAAAATAAAAGATATAATCAGGCTACTGCCGGGTATCATTTGTGCAAAAGACAGTATGTTGAATTTTGGGATTATGTCGCTAATGTTCTTTCTGCCGGCGGAAAGATAAAATTCAACAACCTAGGGGAGGGACACGAAATGAACCAATCATCTGAAATAACTAAAACAGGGATATTTAAATGAGTGTTTTTACTCCCCTCGAACTCATCATGTTCCAGACTCATAATGGAGTTTTTAGCAGGCTAGACTTAGTTGTCCGTTATCTTTATTTAGAAGGGCTATACGGAGAAAAGGATTTCAAGGAGTGTCTTGATTTATATGAAAAAATGCAGCTTCAGCGCGCAGGAACAACATACCATATCAGTGGACGTCCGTGTAAGGAAGAATTCGAGATATTATCTGAAAGCTTTAAAGCCAGTGGGTATTTAGATGAATTCCCTCTGTTGGTTAATGAGGCTGGACATCTCATAAACTCTTCACACCGAGCCGCATGTTCTTTATATTTTGAAATAGAAAAGTTGCCATATGAAATAGTGAAAGACTGGCGATCGGCCATTGTAAATAAGAAAGCACAAAAAAAGACATATCTAGAGTACGGGAATGCTTGGTTTGAAGAGAATGATTTTTCAAAAGAAGAGATGAATATTATTCATACTAAGAGGAAAGAATTATTTCTATCGGTTGGGCACTGTTTTATTTTTGTTCTGTGGGATCCCGCAAAAGATGTTTATAAAGAGATTACAAAGGACATAGAAAAAGACTTTGAAATTTTAAAAGTTAGCGACTTCGAAATCAAAGATAAACAAAAATATGTAGAACTCGGGCTAGAACTTTATAAACCAGATGATATTCGAGAGTGGAAACTAAAAGAGAAGTTTGAGAACATGGGCTCTTATAAGAATATTCGCATTATATATGCCCATAGATGGACACCAACATTCCGAAATAAAACACAGGAACCAAATAAGATACTTTGTAAAGAGGTCGAAAAGGTTAAAAAACACATTAGAGAAACATACAAAGAGAACATCCCAGATTACTACTTTGATAACATAGTACATGCTGGTGACAACTTCGACCATACATCACAGATGATCGAAACAATTAAAAATTTTGAAAAACAAAATGAAAGTTAACCACCTAACACAGTTTAAAGAATTTATAACAGAGACACAACTTTCCCCAGATGATTTTTGTATAGTAGGGTCTGCTGTTTTGGCAACCCTGGGGATACGAGAGAATAATGATGTTGATTTTATCTGTCTTCGTCAAAATCGAGAAGAGATTAAAGAACTTTTAAATAAAAGAAAAGATAAATACAACAAAGTTGATCTCGTTAAAGAAGACTGGATTTTTTTCGATGAGAATTATACAGACGATATATTAATCAATAGTCAAGATAATCATTATAATGAATATGGGCTTAAATTTGTAAATATTGAACTGCTTTTCCGACGCAAGAGTGTCACTATGCGCAAAAAAGATAAGATGGATTTAGATAAGATAAGGGAATATATTGATAGAAGCGAGAATTGAGGAAGTTATATTCGGGCCAGAGGAGAATATTTCTGATTTTGTCATTGGTGAAATAAACAAAGCAAAAAACACAGTAGACATTATGGCTTTTTGGTTCACTTGGTTGCCAATTGCAGAGAGTGTTGTGATGGCAAGCAAAAGAGGGGTAAAAGTAAAGATTATAGTTGATGAGCGCAGCGTCGAGAAAAAACAGAAAGATGTCCATAAAAATGAAATTGAAGTTGTACCATATTTTTTAGATAATAATTTAAGAAATATGGTTAAAATATATAGCGGAGAGCTTTTACATTATAAGACTGTGCTAATAGATGATAACATTGTTTTAAATGGGACATGTAATTTTTTTAACGGGTCTCTCAATCGCCACGAGGAACATTACATGAAAATTATAAGCAAAGAATTGAAATTAGTGTTTGATAAGCAATTCAATAAATTGTGGAATGAAAAATCTTATTTGGCAGAGGGAAAGAAATGAAGTCAGTCTACGGGGACGATTGCCTAACTTTTTTAACAGCCTCATCAGGAGATTTAAAGTCAATATAGACGAGTATGAGAAGTTAGCCGGAAATATAAAACCATTAATGGATTTTTTAGTGAAAGTAGAATTATGATTATTTACGTTGACATAGATGAAACTATATGTTATCATGAGGATGAAGAGACCTCAAAAGCACGAGATTATACAAAAGCTATGCCCTATAAAGAACGTATACAAAAAATAAATAACCTATACGACAATGGAAATACAATTGTATATTGGACAGCTAGAGGATCTGTTACTGGGCTAGACTGGACAGATTTGACGGCTGCGCAGCTAAAGAAGTGGGGAGCAAAACACCACGACCTTAAGCTTGGTAAACC